TGATGCCATAGCGCCTGGGCCAGTGCCAGGGTCTGAGCGCATTAAGAAATACCGCGACAAAATGAGTGCAGACGACAAAGACTTTGACGCTGCCAGACGTAGACAGAAAAGACGGGTTGTGAAACGCGACCCACTTGTGGCCGCGTTTTTTGGGAGTTGATATGAAGAAAATTATTGCGTATTGCGGATTAAATTCAAAAACTGGATCAACATATTTGCTTTTAAAAGATCATTTCCATAAATTATCAAGAGACGATCAAATGAATGCACTTATTGAGCTGATTGAAGAGTTCCAGCATGAATTAAATTACATCAAGGAATATACCCAAGATAGCGCATCAGACCCTCAATAGTTTGCTCATCTACTTGTTCACCATGATGAGCCTTCAAAATTGAAGTTCTAATGTTTGCATCTGTTTTGCCTTGACTCCGCAAACGATCAAATGTTTTCCTAAAAATCTTGTCATCTGGGACTGTAACTATTTCTCCAGCAGCATTCCTAAACCCACCAAGTACGCCTTCGGTTGGAATGCCTGCCGTATATGAACCATGTTGATACGATGGGGTAAGTATGTTTCCACCTGGCTTTGCTTTAAACATTACACCGCCAGATGCACCCGTATACGCTGCTGGCTCATTAACTAGATTTGTAAAGGTATCCCATCTTGGAAACCCAAGGTCTCTAAATTCAGCTTTAGACATCTCTTCAGCAATTGCCTTGCGTATATCTCCAGCGCTATATTCTTTTGAGCCTTGAGACATGATGTCGTAAATATTTTCACTGGCCACGCCAGGGAAGTTTTTAAACGGCTGCGTTTTAACTACTGTCCCATCTTTTAATTTCTTAGGGACAATTTTGTTTTGAATTGTTAAATCTAATAATTTTGTTGCGTCTTTTGATGGCCGTAAAACAGGCAATTGACCAATCAATCCTTGGGCAATGTGATGAGAAAAGTTGGAACTATCTTGCCCAAGTAAAGACGAAACACCAACAGTGTCTCCAAGATCAGCGTAATAATTTAAATTATTTGTTTTTGAGCTGGCAGCGCCAGGCATTGACGCCCAGCCAACACCCTCTTCAATATTTTGCTCAAGCAAGCCATATTTCGTACCTGCTTGTTTTTTCACTGGCCTTACTAATGGAACGCCAGCGGCTTGTGTAATTGTTTCTCCACCACCAGACCAATCAGACGATACAGGAACCACATATTTGTTCATTAAATATGTAGGCTCAATGCCAAGTCCTTGCCTAAATGATTCGCCTGGTGTTGGCTCCACTATGTTGCCACCACCTTCAATTGCCAATCGTTCTCTGCGCATGACAGCAGGGACATCTAGCGACTTTTTGTATTTTGTAAGTGCAGATTTTTCTGCTGATGTCAATGATGATTGCGTTTTGCCAGGAAACAATACATCAATGGCTTTTACTCTGCCAACATTTTCTGCCATTTGACTTGTAGTCCCTTGCGCCAGATCACTAAGCAAACCCGCACCAGCACCACCGCGCTCAAGCATTCTTTCGACTCTTGGCGCCATGGCCCGTTCAAGGTCCATGCCCCTACGCTCGGCTTGGGCCAGATAAGCCTGGCGAGGGATTGACCCCAAAGCAATAGCCTCTGGAATTATTGGTGGCAGCTTGCTTGCTTCCATGAGCTGCGCAGCCTTTTGCAAAGCCTCTTGGGCCACCTTGCCCCTTGGGACATAGGTGTTGCGCTCCATGAATTTCTTGGCTTCTTCTTCGGCAATGCGCACAGCTTCTGGGCTGCCATAGCGGCCACTGGTAATGCCTTTAAATAGGCCATATGGAGCGCCAACAACACCAGACAAAAGTCCAGTGCCAAGGGTTGCGCCAGTTTCGCCAATACCTTCCAAATAGTCCAGCAAGCCTGCCATGGTTATTCCTTATTGGCCGTAGATAGGTCTTGGCGCTGTTGCACCAATGTAGCTTGCACCATAAGGCACAGTCCTTTCAAGCATTCTCGCACCAGCCGCCACGGCCTGCTGCAATCTGGCCATGCCGCTTTCATCACGCAATGCTTTGCGCACAATCTCTGGGTCTTCTGAGATCAGAATCTGGGCCACTCGCTGGCGGTCCTGTTCTGACATTCCCTTGTTTGATTCACCCAGCATCTTGCTGACCACTCGGAATGCAGCCATGGGGCTTCCAGTGGCCGCGCTGGCCAGATCGTCAGCAGTAAGTGTTGAGCCAGTACGCGCTGCCTGCATTATTGATGACGCTGTATCCGACCCGCCAAGAACCCTGTTCTTAGCAGTCTGCGACTGAGCAGCTGTGCCAATGCGGGTCAAGATGCCATCAAGCTCGTCACCAGGATAAATAGTGCGCAAGATAGCGCCTTGTTTGGTCTCAGGACTGGCCAGCACACCCATCATGGACTTGGCGCGACCTGACCCCATCTGATTGCGAATGGCATCCATAGCGCCAGCCCTAAACGCATTGACCGCACCAGGGTTGCTTGCCATGTCTTCCATCATTATTTGGACTTCGTCTGCGCTCTTGCTAAAGATGGTGCGGCCTTCTTTGAATGCATCCCTGGCGCTTCTAAGCTGTGATGCTTCAGCACGGGTTGCAGCCAATCTTGGTGATGATGAATCAATGGCCTCTCTCAAAGCGCCCTCAACGGGTTTAAGAGCTGCTCCAACACCGCCCTTGCCACTTGTAAAGGCAGAGTCAATTGAAGTTTGAATGCCTCGCCTGACAACTTCAGCATCTTCCAGTGTTGGCGCTTTGGCAAACACAATGTTGCCATCTTTGTCAAAAGAGAAAAATGGCTTTTTGCCTGTCTGGGCCGTGTAGATTGCGTTGATGTCGGCAATGGCCGTTGGTGATCGTTGCAGTGCGTCTTTAAGACTTACCAATAAGTCTTGGCCAATGATGCCGCCAGTGCCATAAGCGTCTTTGTAGGCTTTGTTTTCCAATGCTCTTGCTTCGTCATTGGTTGATCGATAGAAGCGCAAAACATTTTCATTCTGTGGGCGTGGTCCAACAAAGTTGGGGTTAAGGCCGCTGACCAGCTTCTGCTGCATATCTGTCAGGGCTTCTTTGCGTAACACATCTGGGCGTGTAGATAAAGCGCCTTGAATCGTTGTCGATGCCTTGCCGCCTTGGGTGTACAGGCCACGCACAGCTTGCAGTAATGTTTGGTTTTCAGCCAAGATTTCGCCATTGGCAATGCGCTGAACAATCTCATCTGTGGTGAGGCCTGTCTCTCCAGCCAGACGCTGAATTTCAGCCTCTGCCGCTTTGCCACCGCGGCCACCAGTCATGCGTCTGGCAGCGTCTAGCGCCATGTCTGTGAGTTTCCCAGCGCCCATGAATCCAGCCTGGACCACTGGCGCAATGGATGCGCCCATCATGGTTGAGCTTGGCACTCTGGCCGCACGGGCTGCAAAGTCGCCTTCGCCAGTCATAAATCCTGTAACACCGCCTTGAGCGCCACCAAGCGCTGATGTGCCGGCCAATGCCCTGACCAGTGGTGCAACACTGGCCGCCATGCGTGGACCAGTCAGTGGCGCTGCCGTGCCACCAGTGGCCGCAGTGAGTGCAGCCGCTGATCCAACACCGCCCAATGCCTCATATCCCAATGCTTCAAAAGGTGACTGGGCCTGATAAGCCTTCATCTTGCCTTGAATTTCAGAAAGCACTTTGCCGTAGTCTTCGCCAGTAACTGATGCGCGCAAACGCGCTTCCATCTCGTCGGCAGAGCCAAGGGTCACGCCCTGCGCAATAGAGCGCAGGCGTTGGGTTGGCGCTTGTGGCAATGGTTGGGACAATGCAGGCGCTGGGGCAGGGCGATCAATGTCTAGACTTTGAGACAAAATGCCTTGAAGAATTTGCAGTTTTTCATTAGATAAGCCGGAGACATCTCCAGCCTTAATCTTGAGCAGCTCTTCGGTTGTGAAACCTTCTAATGCATCACTCATTGTGGACCTCCAGAAGAACGCAATTGAAGTTGTCTGTTAACAGCATCTAACAATGGATTACCACCACCGCCAGCGCCACCGCCGCCATAAGGCGTGACTTGGTACATAGGTGCAAACTGTTCAAAGCCAGGCAACTTTCTTGCTCGATTTAAATAATCTTCTTGCGCTGTTAGGCGATATCTAGCTGTTTTCTGTGCTGATGCTAGCGCTTGTCTAATTTCGGCAGCGCTTAGTGTTTGATCACCAGCAGCTGCGCGTCTAAGAATTCCACGCTCGCCTTCTGTCAATGAACCTTGGCCACGCATTTGGGCCGCAGCATCAAGTTCTTGCTGGGCCAAGCCTTGGACCACAATTCTGGTGTTTGCTAATTGCTCATTTGCGTCAGCGCCAGCAACACCTAGTTGTTGACCGATTCTGAGCATGGCAGTTCTGTAATCAGCAGCTGGTCCAAGGATAGCCTTATCAAGCGCAGGCAGCATTTTTTCTACATTGATCAATGTGTCATTGGCAGACCTTGCGCCTGCTGTTAATTCTCCCAATACTCTGGCTGTTTCAGTTCCAACACCAGCCATAAATTGAGATGGTCCAGGCGGTAGCTTCACATCGACTTTTGTTGTTGGTGCAATCTGTTTGCGATACTCGCCAACTTGACCAATGCCTGCTGCACCAGTTCCAGCCAATGGAGTGCCGCTGATGTACTCCACAGCACGAATGTCAGGTGACTGGGCCTCGTATGGCATGACACCTTGAGCAATGCGTGGTTGGCCTTGCTTGTTGTACTGGACCATGACAGTCTTGCCATTCATCACCACAGGTGTTGGAGGGCCATATTCTTCAGCAGCTTGAGACATCTTCAAAATCTCGGGCAAACCCTGCTCTGGCTTCATTCCAGACAATAGCGCACGTTGCGTTTGACTTAAAAACGAAAATGGGCCACCTTGTTGTGGCGCTGGTGCAGCACTCATCAATGCAGCACGATCAGGCGTTGGGCCGACTCGGCCAGCAGTTTCAACTGGCGCTGCAAGACTGGCTTGGGCTGGAGTCAGGCCAGTAGGCGTGGCATTAGAAAACAAATTAGTAAATGCCGTTTGACGATTAGCGTCTCGCTGCATTTCTTTGAGCTTGGCCGCTGTCACCAGATTGCCAAAAGCGCCAGTCATGCCTTTCTCATAAGCACCTTGGCCGGCTTGCAAGGCAGAGCCTATAGCTTGGCCAAGGCCAATACGCTGGGGGCTTCGACCGCTTGCCTGGAGCAATGCAGCAGCTGCGGCCATTGTTGACTGCAAACCTAATTGCTCTTTTTGTTTGGCGGTCAATAGCTTTTCAAGCTCACTGTCACCACCGCCACCAAACAAATTGCCCAGTAGCCCATCAAAATTTAATTCAGCCATTTTTTACCCCTTAACCTAAAAGGCCAAGCAAACCACCAATGCCAGCACCTATTGCCGTGCCAACACCTGGAACAACACTTCCTAATTTTGCGCCAGCTAAAGCACCGCCAAGCGCTCCAGCACCCACATTCTGGCTGTATGGAGTTGTCGCAATCTGGCCAAGGTTGGCAGGCTGCGCACCGAGTGAAGACTGGACCACGCCCAGACGCTGGAGGCCAATGTTGCGAATGGCATCCATTTGTTGCTGGTCCAAAGCCTGACGCGCACCGCCAGCACCCATGACAGCTTGAGCGCCACCAAGACGCAATGCTTGTTGCTGTGCAGCCAAATTGCCTAGCTGGCTTGCACCACCTAGTCGCAATTGAGCGCCTTGCAAGCCCGCTTGCTGATTGGCAATGTCGGCTGCTGATCTGCGGGCAATGTCAGCCTGCTGCATGGCCATGGCTTGATTGAATGCCTGCTCGTTCAGAGTTGTCCCAAGTGTGGCAGCCTGCTTGGCAAACCCTTGGTTAGTCAGAGCCTCGGCCACACCTTGGCGTGATCCACCAAATGCACGGGCGGCTGTGGCGCGCTCACCAGTTTGCTGAATTGCAGCTTGCCTAGATGACTCCAAATCAGCCAATGCGTTTTTGCGCACTGCTTCTGTATAGGGATTCATGTAACTGGCAATTGAGCCTGGTCCAGTCATCCCAAGATTGGTCTGCTGCGCTGTAAGTTGATTGGGCTGATAAACACCGCCATAAGCCGCCATTTGCGCGGCCAAGTCTGTGCCAGTAATGCCTGGGCCAGCAAGGCCGGTGTTAACCAGAGCCTCCTCGCCTGCCTGGTACATTGGATTAAAGCCAGCAATCTGCTGAGTTGGCAATGCGCCAGCGACCCCTTGGGCCTGCTGAAAGTTGGCCAAGAATGCTTCTTTGATCTGTGGATCAATGGAGCTTGTTGAGGTTGTTGTTCCACCTTTTGACATATCGCCACCTTATCCGAGTAAAGATTTCATTTTCTTGGCTGGCACTTTGCCTTCATTGATCATGTCCAAAAGACCTTTGCCGTATTTATCGACAGAAGATTTTTTGATGACATATTCGCCAATATCAAGGTTGACAGCACCATCATCTGGACCAGGTGGATTAGCGCCAAACATCAAACCGCCATGGACATAACCACCTTTGGCCATAGCGTTGCCAGTGCCAGCGCCTGCGCCTGTTCCACCGCCATCACCGCCACCACCCTCACCGCCAACACCACCGCCAATGTCATACATACCTGTATTGCCTATTTCGCCACTTGCTGCCCTTGCAGCCGCTGCTGCATTAGCCGCCCTGATATTTTCATAAAGCATTGGGTTGTAGCCACCCATGGCAGTGTTGGCCACAGTGCCCGCATAAGGATTCACCATCTGGGGACTTATTGCCCTGATCTGCGAATAAGGTGATACGCCACCAGCTGTCACGGCAGGGTTGTACTGAGCGCCAATGGGAATGCCCATGTAGTTCTGGAAATTCTGCGCCAGGCTTTGTGGCTGATAGTTTGGCATTGCTTGAGCGCCCATAGACTGGGGCTGCATTTGCGACTGAGACAACAGGCCAGTATTTGCAAATGGCCTGTAAGCATTCACATTTTGAGTTATTAAATCAGTAGGGTTTTGAGCGACATAAGCATTGACGGCTTTATTAAATGAAGCACCAAACGTGTCTGGTGTCAATGTGCCATTGATCAATGCATTGGTCCAGAAGTCAACACCAGCCTGGTCAGCTTGATTTGCAGCAGTGCCAATTCCTCTGCGGCCAATGTTTGCATAGGCATCCAAAACCAATTGACGATAACGCGCAGTATTGTCAACAGCACCACCGCCACCGCCTGTGACAACATTGTTATTAGTGACAACATTGCTACCAGTACCACCGCCACCAGTTGTGACAGCAGCTGCGCGATCTCTATCAATCTGCGTTGCAAGTGTAGGATTAGCCGCACGAACCTGATCGACTAATGTATTGAATTGGCCAAGATCATTTTTCATCCAAAATTGGATTGCCTCTTCATTGGGCCTTAATTCAGCCTTTGGATTGGCTGCATACGCTGCTAATACTTCTGCTCTTGTTGCCATAGTCTTTCCCCTATAAGTCCTTTGCAAGCACAGCCCATTGTGGGCTGTAACCTTCGTCTTTCAAAAATGTCTTTGCCCAGCCTCTTCGGCCTGCCAAAGTCACCCTGGTGCATCCAACAGATTTGCCCCAGGATTCGATCAATGGTCTCATCCGTGAGAGTTCATCTAGGTCGCCACCAGCCAGAAAATAATGCAAATTCTTGAGCCTGGGATAGACAATGATCTCTGTCAATACCACCGAGTCCTTGGCTGGCCACAGCTGTAATCTGTGGTTTTCCACCATCTCGGCAATATCATCAAAATTATGTGTGCCTCCAGAGTATTCTAATGCCGCCTCCACTTGTTGGCGCAGCCTTTCCAAATGCTCTTGGTCGCTCATCTCTTACCAGCTGGGACAGCATCAAGTCTCATTGTGCCAATGCGCCAGTCAGCCAATGTGTCCCCAGTCACCTTCATATTGACCTGACGACCAGAAAACCTCACTGAAGTTGGGTTTGCTGCCGTGTATGGCCCAAATGTGGACTGAGTCCCTGTCGGGTAGTTTCGGGTCTTAAATGAGACCACAGCCTCACCCAAGGTTTGCTCGTCTGGCACAACTTGGCGCACAGACATGATGTTGTCGCCATTGCCAATCTGCACTGGGCCAGACTCGGCATAGACGCTGGCGCTATCATAGTTAAAGCCAACTTCATGCTCGTAAATGTAGCCATTGCTGGAAACCATCAAGGGATAAGTAAACACTCCGGCATCAACACCAGCAAGTCTGGCCATCGTGCCAATGTTCCAGTGGTTTTCGCGGTAGTTGAAAGTGACATAGCTGTCATTCTCATTACTGGCTGCACTTGGGTAATACCACCAGATTTCGCCAAACTTACTGACATGGACCGCATAAATCTTTGATGCCTGGGCATAGTTGATATTGTCAAATATGTAATCTGACACATCGCTTGGCAGTGGCTTGACATAGCCGTCATATATCCAAAAGCCTGCGCGTGACATCCAAATGGCAGCAGTGTCAATGGCCGCCACAGCTTGGGCCGAAATGAGACCGCAGCCAGAGCCAGCCTTCTCAAAGCCATAGACAAATGGAGCGCCAACATACTGCGCTGTGTGGACATCCACATCTGTAAACAGTAGATTGACACCCTTGACCCGCTTGCCAGCGATCAATGTGCCAGGACTTGCCAAGTCATAGTCGCCTGCCAAGTTGTCACCAGCTGGTGTCCATTGGGTGTTGTCTTCCTGATCGCACCACTGTACTTTTCTTGGGTTTCCACCAGCGCCAAGGGCAAAGATAATGCGCTCTTGGGTGACTAAAACCGCCTTGTTGCCAGTCGGTGCATTGGTAATGGCTGCGGCCAATGTAGGCGTTGCAAAACCCAATTGCCACTCATAGAGCTTGCCATCGGTGCTGGAGCAAGCAATCAAATACTCACCCCAAGTATCAAGTGACCAGGTGGTGGCAGGGATGGGTGTGCCAGTATCTGGCCTTGCAATGCCATAGGCAAATGTGCCATAGGTGCTGTATCCATAGCCCGTCAGGGTTGTGGAGTTTGCATAGCCACTGGTGAAACCCGTTGGCGTAATGTCTTTGAGTGTCCCAGCCTCATTCATGGCATAGAGCTTGGAGTGTGTTCCAGCGCCAATGTATCGGTTGCCACTGTTATCGCGCCAAGTGATGATGCCTCGGCATGAGCCAGTCATCTGACTGCTTGACCTGGTGCGCCATCCATTGATAGGTCTCAATGTGTTTTCATACCAGCGAACAAGGTTAGCGTCATACCAGCGCCCAGCTGCCTGGTATTCAGTGCCGTTTCTGTAAACCCCTGGCGGTAATTTGATTGGTATGTACATGATGACAATTATGTAATGTTGGACACAAAGCTCATTGTGACAATGGCCGATGGAGTGGCTGGCCGTGTGGGGCTTGTTCCAGCAGCGTAATGCTCAATGGAGACACCAACATCGCTCACCCGCCACATTATCTCAAGATAGTCTGTGCTGTTCATGCTTGCAAAGAAAT